CATCATGCGAATCTGTAGCGCGCTGTCCCAGCCGGCTTTCCAAGCGCGGTAGTCGTCGCTGTATTCGCTATACCAGTCATGGGTCTTAAGCTTCTGCTCGAGGTCTTGCAGGGTGGTCATGTCATCTCCTTCTATCACTTCTGGCCAAGCACCGCGCCGGCCATGTGTAAATCCTAGACGGTCTGAAAAAACAATACAAGCACTTTTTGTGTAAATAATCCGCTTGACGGCAGGATAACCACAAACTAGGCTTGTAGGTTATGAAAAAGCAACCACCGGAAACTATCGCCCTGCTCCACGCCGTGGACATATTGGGCGGACAAACGGCCGCCGCAAAAAGGCTTGGTGTGAGCCAGCAGGCGGTGCAGTATTGGATCAGACGTGGCAGGGTGCCTGCCCTGAAGGCTATTCCGCTCGAAGCCGCAAGCGGAGTCTCTAGGAATAAACTGCGGCCGGACTTGTACCCATGAAACCAGAACTGACCGCTATCGTGCCGGTCGAGAAGATCCTCGATCTGGCCAAGAAATATCCCGTATTCCCATGCAGGAGGAACGATGAAAAAGACGCAGAAGGGCGCACGCTCAAAGCCAAAAGCCCACTCACCAAAAACGGATTCAAAGACGCCACGCAAGACGAAGCCCAGATTCGTCGATTCTGGGCCAGTCACCCTGACGCACTCGTTGGGGTTCCAACCGGCAGCCGCACCAACCTCGCCGTCATCGACTTCGATACTCGGTCGGCTGACTCAATGGCTCAAGAGTGGCTGGCAGAGAATCAAGCCGCTTTAACTGGCACTCGAGTCCACCAGACCGGCGGCGGTAGCGGCGGCCGGCACTACATCTTCAGCCTGCCGCACGGTGTCAAGATCCGCGGCGGCGTGTCCGTCACGCTCGGCAAGGTCAAGCGGCAAGGCCTCGACATCCGCGCCGAGGGCGGATACATCATCTGGTGGCCGCTGCACTACGGCCAAGGCGGCCCGTTGAACGATATCCGCTCGCTACCCGCGGGGTTGATCGACGAGCGGCGCATGGATCTCGAGCTGCCGGCAGAGGTGGCGGCCAAGATGCCGGCGAAGCCAGGCACCAGTCAGGACTTCCAGCGCGAGCTGCCGCGGATCACCGAGGCGCTGGCCTACATCGACCCTAGTCCATACGACGCGTGGCTCATGGTCGGCATGGCGCTGCACCACGCCAGCGGCGGCGCAGACGACGGTCTCGAGCTGTGGGATGCGTGGTCAAGCGGCGGCATCACCGGCAGCCTGCCGGATAACTACGCCGGGCGTGCCGATATCGAGTACCGCTGGCAGAGCTTCCATCTGGATCGCGGCAAGGGCGTAACACTCGGCAGCCTGTTCAATGCGGCCAAGGGCGGCGGCTGGGTGTCGGTGCCGGAGGCGGTGCGGCTAGGGCCGCCAAAGCGCGAGGAACCGCAGTTGTCCTACGAGGATGTGCCCGAAGCGCAGGGCATGATGCGGGTGGTTGAGCCTGAAGTGCCTGCGCTAAACGCAACAAACGAAACAGCGTCGCCTGTTCGACGCCGTCTCACGCTTCGGCCCATTGGCGAGATCGTGAGCGAGCGGCGCGAGGCGACGTGGCTGATCCATAACGTCATCGAGGCCAATGTGCTCGCCGTGCTCGCAGGGCCGCGCGCCAGCTTTAAGTCTTTCATCGCACTCGACTGGGCCATGAAGATCGCCTGCGCCGGCAACCCGGTGGTGGTGCTGTCAGGCGAAGGTGCTGGCCTAGGCCGTCGCGCCGAGGCGTGGATGCAGCAGCACGGCCAAGGCCAAGAGCTGGAGGATCTGCAACTGCTGGCGCTCGAGTCGGTGGCCAATCTGAACGCCGAGGAGGAGATGGCAGGGCTGCAGCAGGCTATCGAGGAGGCTGGCATTCGGCCAGCGCTGGTGATCGTCGATACCTTCAGCAAGTTCTCGGCAGGGCTTGACGAGAACAGCAACCAAGAGGTGGCCGAGTATCTCTCCAAGCTTACGGTCGGTATCCGAGAGCGGTACTGCTCCACGGTGCTGCTGGTGGCGCACAGTGGCCACGGCGATGCCAAGCGGCCGAGAGGTGCCAGTGCGCTCATGGCCAACCCGGATGCTGAGTACATCGTGCAGCGCCCGGACATTCAGGGAATGGCCGTGACCGTGACGAGAGAGCGGTTCAAGGATACTGCCTCGATGTCTCCTCTCGGATACGAAGCGGTCGAGGTCGATCTGGGGCGCATCGACAGGTACGGAGAGGCGGTCAAGTCATTGGTAATGAAAAGCACCGATGTGGTCGTGGCGACCAAGCGCATCGAGCCGGCAGGCAGGGTTCAGAGGATCATCCTTGAGGCGCTGCGGTCGCGTCAGAGCGCGTCAGAGACGCCACTGGTTTGGACGATGGCTGACCTGCGGCAGGTCGGTAAGGAGTGCGGACAGTCAAAGCAATCTGTCCACAAGGCGGTCGAAGCGATGGCCATGAGTCCGTTCTTGGTGAGCACGATCGGTGGGTTCAGGCTGTCGGATGAGGCGTTAAATTGACCGGTCAAAAAGTCAAAACCGGTCAAATTTTGACCGAAGTTTACCGTCTATGCGGTCAAAAAAGTCCACTCTCCCTTAAGGGAGTGGACTTTTGACCATAGATTTTGACCGGAATGAGGTGGAGCATGAGATACAAGACTGACAAGGGCGAAGGTGTTGCTCTGGTACAACATGTTGCAGATACGCCAATGGCCAAGCGTATGGTCGCTGGCATGGGCGAAGAGGGGCTGGCGCTGATGCGTACCTTCCAGCAGCACTTCGGTGCGAAGCTCGTCCACTACCAAGACGAGGCTGGTGAGGTTGGTAAGCGGCCGGGGTGGGCGGAATGAAACAGGACGCCATGAAGTTGCTCGGGCCGCTTGAGTGGGAAGACTCCGCCTTCTGGGGGATGACGTCCAAGTGCCGCCGGTTCTCGATACGGAGCCAGACGGTCAATGGCAAGACCGAGCATGTGCTTTGGAGGCGTGGCCGGGATGGCACGGTCATACCGATCAACCTTGGCACCTTCGACACCTTCGAGAAGGCGGTCGAGGCGGCTGAGGAGGCCAAGTACGATACGCCGAAGCGACGTCGGCAGGAGTTCGAGTGGTGAGAAAGAATTGTCCGATCTGTGGGGTAGAGAACACGGGCGGTCAGCCGCATCGCTGGCACAAGGAAGCGCACCGAAAGAAGGGGCACTCGGTCGCTGACATCACCGAGATGGTGGCCAAGACCAGCGAGTTCCGTAAGACGGTCGAGCTGATCTGCCATGCGGTGGATCTGGCAAGGCAGCCTGATGGTTGGCGGTCTAACCCGAAACGAACTGCGTACCATCGAGAGTACTATTGGCGAAACGTAGAGAAGCGCCGGGTTCAACGAAAGGTGAGCAAGTCTCTGCGTCGCAGGGTGCGGCCCTTGATTGCTGATCTATGCCGTGCTGTAGACTTGGCCAGAATATCCGCGAGGTGGTGAGATGGGAGCAAGACAAAGACAACGTGGTGCCGAGACTGAGCGCGAGGTCTGCAAGGTCATATCCGAGTCAACAGGGTGGCAGACTTCCAGAATCTTAGGGCAGGCTCGAGATGGTGGCGCAGATGTGCGGCTGGCTCAGTTTCTGATCGAGGTGAAGCGCCGCAAGTCTATCGCGATCTACGAGTGGCTCGAGCAGTGCCAAAGGGCTTGCAAGCCAACTGACAAGCCGGTGGTGATCGCAAGAGGTGATCACAAGGGATTCGTCGTCATCCAGCCTCTGGAAGATTGGCTTGAGATGGCCAAGCGTGAGTTACCCGAAAGATGAAGTGCGCAAAGTGTGGGAAGGCGACCGAGGTCGTAAAGGTCTACCAGTTCCCAACAGAGGCCAGACGAAGACGAGAGTGCCTGACCTGCGGGTTTAGATTTACAACGACTGAGAGAGTCTGGCGTAAGGTCTACGCCGATGAGATCCGAGCGGTCAAAGAGAGGCCGGCAAAGAAGGTCAAGCCTGAACCAGCACCGAGACGAAGGGTCTGGTCTAACTTCGATGTGGTGTCGGCTGACGATTACCAGATGGACTGGGAAGATGTCAGCACCTATGTGCATGTGAGGGATGATTGATGGCAGGGTCTCCGATCAAGAAAGAACGGCGAGAGCGAGCGATCGCACTGATGGCGAAGGATACCTTCATGCCTGAGCTGTGCGAGTACATCAGCAACGGCGGCAGTCTGGTTCAGTTCGCACTGACGGCGCAGATACCTTACGGCCGAATGCACCAGTTCTTGATGGCCGATGAAGAGCGCAAGCAACAGATCGAGAATGCCAAGCGTGCTCGAGCGATGTGGCATGTGGATCGTATTGAGCGGCTGGCTGACTCAGTGGAGCAGGAGCAGATCGATCCTCATGCCGCGAAGGTGGCAAGCGATATCAGGCGCAGGGTTGCGTCCA